CGAGGTCAAGACCCGACACATAAAGATCGACGACTTTAGATCACCGGGCGAGATGCTTGACAGCGTGCTCGATCATATGGGCACACACCTGCACAACCTGCAGAAGCTCGCGAGCCAAAGCGAGGCGCTGTGGTGCGTCGCGCTCGGTCTATATCGCGCACCCTTTCAGAGCGCTGCGATACATTATGAGACGCCTTTTAGCGTCGTGATGATCTGGGGTCGATCGGTCGGCAGAGATGGGCCGATGAGTCGCGCATACTTTCACTCGTTGGCAGAGCTCGATCGCGCGATGTGCTCCTCAACTGAGGTCGCGCAGTTCTTTGAGCTCGCATCGCATAAGAAGCCATCACCCAAAGTCGACGAGCCACAAGACATCGAGGAGCTCATCGCGCGCAGTCACATACCACGAAAGCGCAAGCAGACTCTCCTCGCGCTCTACAAATGGCCCGACAAGCCGATGGCCCTTCGCACTTACCTGCGACAGTTCGCGACCGAAACCTGCTCAGAGTACAGTTTGAAGCACTATACCCTCGACTATGTCGAGCGAGGCATCGTCAAAGGCTATAAGCCCAACACGAGCAAGCATAATTTAAAGATCGATGAGCAAGCGCTGATCGCTTACCTGCTAACGGCTGATCATGAGTGATCTAATCTTAAACGATCTACAGCTTGAGGTGATCGGAGGCATAAGGCGCTCTGATCGCGTGATCGCTGCGCGCTGTGGATGGGGATCAGGCAAGACGAGCTCGCTCGTGTTCGCGTTGTGGTTTATCGCTAAGACCCGTCCGGGCACAACCTCGCTTTTAATCACCGACACAAACAGCAGATACAACTCGGTGTTGATGCCTGAAATCGAGAAATGGTTGATGCCTCGAGGGTGGACATATAACCACACACTCAGGCAGTGGGTCGATACATACACCGGCAGCGCGGTGCTTTGTCGTTCTTACTTTCGGCCGGGCACGCGCGACGCCTCGCACAACCCGCTTGAGGGTATCAACGTTACCTCGGGCGTCGCGCTTATTGACGAGTGCCAAACGCTCAGCGCTGAGGTTGCGCATAAGGCGCTCGGTCGTCTGCGATCGGGGCCGAGCCCGACGCTGATTCTCGTTGGTCTGCCGGTCGCAGATGCCTGGTGGTGCCAAATGGCAGAGGATGCCGGCAACCCTCCTCTGCTCTTTACCTCGTATGTAAACGAGGCCAACCTCTCAGAGGCTTGGTTTGAAGCGACTGAGCTCCTACCAGAGGACGAGCGCGAGGCGATGGTCATGAATCGACCAAAGCCACCAAGCGGGCTCGTGTATCAAGAGTTCAGCATCGAGTCTCATGTGATCGACGACTTTAAATACTCGCCTGAGATGACAGGGCGCATCGCGATCGACTGGGGATTCAGAAAGCCTAGCGTGCTGATCTTGGTTTATGACGAGGCGCGCGAGGCGTCGGTGGTAGTGCATGAGATCAACCCGCAAGAGGTGACGATCAGGCAGCTAGCTGAGATGATCCTGCGCGTCGCTTGGCCTCGTGCGCTCAAAGATCAAGCGCCCGGCCCTCGCATCTGGCTCGATGCAGGATGCGCAGACAAGGCAGGCAAGGCGCGCAACGATCAGACAGGGCGCAGCGCATTTCGTGAGGTTGCAAAGCCGATCGAGGCAGGTGGCATCGGTATGCCTCTGAGACACACGACCGACCCAGTGCGCACAGATGTATTAAACGGTGTGCAGAAGCTCAAGCGCGCCTTTGCTCGCAGTCGTTACTTGATCACTCGCGAGGTGTGGACAAGAGGCGAGCGCGCTACAGGCAACAGCTTGCGCAAGGCGCTCATGTCATATGCTTGGGATACTAAAGAGCAACCTAAGAAAGATGGTCGCGAAGATCCTCTTGATGCACTACGCTACGACTGTATTTTTAACTATTGGGCCGACGAGGTATCTCGCAGCTCATACACACCAAGGCGCACGCCAAACCGCACCAAGCGCGCAGGCATCATCACCGATCGAAGGGGCTTTTAAATGGCAGATCCAACACTGACACCAGGGCTTCTCGACAAAGTGCTTGACCCTGAGAACCTCGTCGCAGTCGTGACAGTCGGCATTATGTACATGCTTTATACTTGGGTCAACAAGCGCTTTGAGCTAGAGAAGCAAGAGCAAGATGAGATCATCGAGAGGCTTGACGACTATCATGATGAGCTCTGCAAACTCGAAGGCCAGATTGAGGCTCTCAGAAAGCAGATTGATCGTGGTTAGTTATCCTTACTTATCAGAAGAAGATCTGCAACGCATTGACCTCACAGCAGACGAGCCAAGCTCTGCCGTCGATCATCCTCAGCACTATCATGCTGAGTCAGGCGTGGAAGTGATCGACGCGATCGAGGCTTGGGGCTTGAGCTTCGCGCTCGGTAACGTCGTCAAGTACGTCGCGCGCTCAGGTCACAAGGGCAACGCGCGAGAGGACTTGCAGAAAGCGCTCTGGTATCTCACACATGAGCTCGCCAAATACGACGACTAGTTTTGAGTGGTGCGAGCGCTGCTCATCTTGGCAGGAGCTCGGCAAGCCTCATCGATGGCGATATGCGAGATCGATCTGCACCGACGAGCGCCCGACTGATTTTGAGGCGCTAAAGTCTCGAGGCAGGTGGCCTCATCATAATAAAACGAGTTAACGAATGGAGAGAACATGCTTATCAACGCAGACTGCTTTGAAGCCCTTAAAGATCTAGCTGATAACAGCATTGAGGCGGTTGTTACAGATCCACCTTATGGGCTAGGCGCTTGCACACCCGCTCAGGTGGCGGAGTGCTTACAAGCTTGGAGCTCAGGCAAGACATGGAAGCCCAAAGGCTCTGGCTTTATGGGGAAGGCTTGGGATGCTTGGGTGCCACCTCCTGAGCTGTGGCGTGAGGTGTTCAGGGTGCTTAAACCAGGGGGGCACGCTCTTGTGTTTGCAGGGTCACGGACACAGGATCTTATGGGTATGAGCTTGAGGCTTGCAGGCTTTGAGGTGAGGGACGTAATTCAGTGGCTTTATGGCTCAGGCTTCCCTAAGTCTCACGATGTGAGTAAGGCGCTTGATAAGATGGCGGGGGCGGAGCGTGATGTGGTAGCAAAAGGCAAGTCAGGAACAACGGCTATTTGGAGTGCGGATGGTGGCATGGGCTCATTTAACATTACTGCACCATCAACTCCACAGGCTAAACAATGGGAGGGATGGGGCACAGCCCTCAAGCCCGCATATGAGCCAGCGCTTTTAGTGCGAAAGCCTCTGAGTGGGACGGTGGCACAGAATACGCTTGATCATGGGTGTGGGGGGTTGAATGTTGATGGGTGTAGGGTGGAGACTGATGAACAGCTTGGCAGGGCATGTGGTGGATGGTTAAAGGGTGATTATGTTGGAGGGCAGACCCCCAGATGGAATAGTCTTGGCACAACTAAAGAGGGCGGGCGCTGGCCCTCAAACATCATCCTAGACGAGCAAGCCTCAGAGCAACTAGAACAGCAAGCGGGAACCTCACGCTTCTTCTATACGGCCAAGCCAAGCGCAAGCGAGCGCCACGCAGGGATAAGATCTGAGGGTGAGCGCGCCAACGTACACCCAACAGTCAAGCCCATCGACCTCATGAGGTACCTGATAAGGCTCATTACCCCACCTCATGGAACTGTGCTTGACCCCTTTATGGGCTCAGGCTCAACAGGCTGTGCAGCTGCTCTTGAGGGCGTGAGCTTTATAGGGATAGAGCGTGAGCCTGAATACTTCGCTATTGCTCAACAGCGTGTTGCCTATTGGGGCGGTGACGTTGAGGCGCTTGAGTACCCACCAGAGTCAAAGCCTGAGCAATCTGACACGCTCCCCTTGTTTGATTGGCTTGACAACTAGCACGATTAAGCCAACACTAAAACCGACGCATGTATAAGCCTAACGATCATCTATTGATACCCTCGAGGGCTCATGCGCAAGCTAGACTACCAAGCCGATTCAGAGGAGACGCCCCGACACATGAGGGCGCTTCACCCTCGCTTTAGTACGCGAGGCATCTCAGGCACGATGCTGTCTGGTGGGATGATCTCAGGCTATGAGCGCAACGCGCAGCTAACCGGGCTTAATTGGGTGCGTGAGGCAGAGGATATGCTGCGCACCGATCCGGTCGTGCGTCGATCTTGGCACATGCTCAGGCAGACCCTGCTCTCTGCAACCTGGCGCTTTGAGTCGGCAGACGATCTCGACCCAGTATGCAACGAGCTCGCGCGCTTTAGTAACGAGTGCTTTGGGTTTGATGGCTACGCAGGTCAGATGTCGCAGTCTTGGGAAGAGCAACTATCATACCTACTCGAGTTTGTGCCTTTAGGGTATCGATATGCCGAGGAGGTTTATCGAGTCGGCCCTGACTTCAACGGCAAGACTAGAGTCTGGCTCGACCTCTATGCTGATCGAGAGCCGAGCGCGCATCTGCGTTGGTTGTCTCGTGATAATCAGCAGCTCGACGGAGTACAACAGCAGGTTGTTGGTGTAGGCAAGACGCCTGAGCCGATCCCTGCTAACAAGCTTCTCTTGCTCACGTTGAATCGCACCGGCTCCAACTTCGAGGGCTCTGGTATGTTGCGCCCTGTTTGGTGGTGGTGGAGAACCAAACAGAAGGTGTCAAACCTCATGTGCGTCGGTGTCGATCGTTGGGCAGTGCCGACTCCTCGCGTTAAGGTCGATCGCTCGGTTGCTGAGATGCATGGTTTAACCGATGCAGACATAAACGCGATGATCGATGAGGCAGAGGCACAGGCGCAAGCTTTCCTCTCTGCTGAGCAAGCTTATCTGATCGATAATCCGGTTGTGAGCTTTGATCAGTACGCCTCAGCGCCTAATCTATACGCGCAAGGCCCGCTCGACATCATCAAAGAGTGCGACAACCAAATCTCGCAAGCTTTCCTCGCGCAGTTTGCAAACCTCGGGATTACCGACACCGGCTCGCGCTCAGTTGGTGAGGTGCATCTGTCAGTATTCCGACGAGCTGCGATTAACCTCTGTGACATCGTCGCGTCTGCTGTCTCTGGGGTCGACCGAAGAGGCGCAGGCACGATCGGCAGGTTGATTCGATGG